TTCAAATGATAACTCCTCCTATAATGAGGTTTCCTATATCAGCTATAAGGCAATTTGCAGAAGATGATTATAACAAATTAGCTGATTATTATATATATACTATGTTTCCATTTGGAAGACAAATAAGAGATTTAGCTCACCCAGACAGTAATATTATAGAGAACCCTATGAGAGCTCCTGAAAAACTATTTGGAATACCATTAACTGGAATGGCTAAAGAAGCTAAGAGAAGGAAAAAAGAACCTAAGTTCGAATCCTCAGTTCCAGGACTTAGTATTTATTAATTATTCTTTATGTTATTTTCTATAGCACTAAAAGGGTCATAAGTAAAATCATAATAACATTCCATATGAATAACAACTGATTCATCTTCATGGAAATTACCATCTTCACCTAAAAACCCTCTAGATGCTTTATAAATAGGAGCACTATGGCCTATTAATTCGCCACATTTTTCGCATTTAATCATTTTGTATCTCTTTTAAGTAGTTTACATTTCTGCTTTGCTTTTCATCTTGGTCTATCATACCCCATAACAAATCAAGGTATACATGTATATCTATTATTCGACCTCTAACATCTTCTCTCTGACTTTTATGCCCTTTTACATAAGAACATACGCCATCTACATGCTTCAATAAATAGACAAGTAAAACTTCTTTTCTGTCTAATCCAAGGTTATCAGCAACTCTTTCAAAATTAGCGAAAGCGTTATTTGTCTTCCTTGCGTACTCCTTCTGTCCCGCTGCTCTCATCATCTGTATCTTTTTGAATATCTGATTTTGCAGCTTCTCCATCTGTTTTTGAGTCATCTTTCATCTCCTTAGCTTTTTGTTCTAGATACTTATTAAAATCTTCTAAATCACCTTTCATTCTAATATACATACCTACAACATTATCAAGATTATATACTACATTCGCTATTTCATTAACTCTGTTGTTAATTTCTACAATAGCATTTGCCATTTCCTTATTTGTTGGCTTTTTCTTAAAAGTTGCCATCTAAACTCCTTTCTTTCATTTTTTTTCTATAATGTTTACTTCCATAACACTCTCTGTAAACACATTTCCTACACATTGGTTCTAATATAGGCGGTTCCCAAGTATTGACAAATTGTGCATGTCTAAACCTGTAAACCGCCTGATTTTTATATGTGCCACAAACTGTACACTTTTCTAGCCTATTCTCAGCCAGTAACTGAACAAGCCTCTTTTTCAAGCTTTATTTCCTCATTCAATTTAGCTGTATAGCGTTTTAAGGCGCTATTTGCCTGTTTTTTCCACTCTTCTACCTTATAGGCAGTAAAAGGTATAGGTTTCATGTTTTCTGCTCTAATTATCTCGATTTCTTTTAATTTCTTATCAAAGTAAAATCTTATACCTTCTAAAAGGTTAACACATGTCACTGTATCTTTGCCTATTACATCTTCTATTATTTTTGCGATTGCTTCATAGTCGCTTCGTTGCATAGCTCTAACTCCCTTCTTAATAGACCTATTTCTTCATGAGCTGCACTTAAAGCTAATTTGTATTTATCTACTTGTTGTTGTAAATGCCTTCTTTTATCATATTCTGTCTTCAATGTTAAAACTCTCCTTTCCTATGTTTCTAAGTTCAAATTCCTGGTGATTCACAGGGAATCTACCTGTAGGGCCTCCTGTTTTAAATACAGGAAATAAACCCTTGTTTCCGCACAAAAACAAAGGCTTATTTGATACCCATCTTCCTGGTTTTTCCTCTCTTAATATAGCACCAGTGTACTTTCTATTTCTTTTAAAAGATTCCATGAATCTCCTTAATAGGAATAAGTACTATTTCGCTTGTATCATCATCTCCTCCTACTGTCAGAGTAGCTTTGCCTTCTTTGACAAGTTGTTTTACTCTTCTTTTAAGTAATTTAACAGGAATTAATATAACTCCTTCTTTAACGCCTTTATATGATAGTATATGCGCCCACCATTCAGCTTCTGTAACACTTAAACCACTATATTTACCTCTGCTTCTTAACTCTATAACTATATTTCCAGTTCTCTTCCAGATGTCTCTTTCTGTCTTAACCTCCACTTTACCTAAAGACAAAATATTAGCCAAGCTATACTCAGCTTCTTCTCCAAATTTTAAATCAATGTCAAATTTTGAAGTATATTCTTTCGTGAACTTTTCCTTTAGCCTTTCAGCCACTTGTTCCATTCTTGTAACCTCTTCTTTCTGTCTTTTTCTATTTGTTTAGTTTTCTCGGGGTCAACTCTTTTCTCCCCCTTTTTTAATTGATGTGTTCTAGTTCCCATTTTAGGGAATACACACTTACTTCTTTCCCATTCCATTAATTCTCCTTTTTTTATCAATTTTATCAATATTTTCATCTTTTATCAATTTTAAACATTGATTCTCTTTATCTATTATAATTCTAATAGGTTGATTTATTTTCCATTTCATCTTCTTCCATATATGAGGTGGAAGATTAACTTGATAGCTATTAGTAGTACTTGCTATGTTTGATGTAGACCTTACAAACCCTTTATAATTTTTATTAGTATTATTTTTCATTTTACCTCCTTGATTTTTAAGGGACAAATATAATTGACATTACATTCCGACTTATTTCTAAACTTACAGCTGCTCACCGCTGCCGTGTATCTGTCCCTTAATTTCTTTTAAAAATCTCTACTTGACATCTTTCTAAGAACATACTTTTTAAGCTCTATGTTCTGTCTATCAAGCCATTTTAATAGTCTCCTAAAGTTTCTATCTGTTAAAGGTCCTTTTCTTGTATTACATCTACCACAAATCATCTGAAGATTACCAGGAGTTGAATTACCACCCAAAGATAGAGGGAGAATATGGTCACATACCATATTGCTAACAACCAACTTACTATGGCAATAGCAACACTTCTTTCCATAAACTCTATATAAAAGGTCTCTAACCTCTTCAAGTGATATATTAAACTCGACCTCATACTCCTTACTCCTTCTCTTTAATGTTGACCTTAATGTAGATGATTTTTTCATCAACCTATGAAATGTCTTTTTAGCAAAAGTTCCATGATGTCTTTTTAATTTTTTGCTAAACTTTTCTTCCCAGATAGTAAGCCTATTAGGGGACTTACGCCCCCTTTTCGGCTTATAATATCTCTTATTTTTATGCTCTTCCGACTTTGCCATGAGTCTTTATCCTTACATTTTTTAATTTACCTAAGCTTATCTTTATATCGAATTTCCATAATCCAAATAATAAGCTAAATTCGTCTATATGAGCTTTGTTGCTCTTATAAATTCCGAATCTTATCATCCTTAATAATATAATGATAAACCTATCTTCTAGCCAAGCTATATTTAGTAACCATCCCATTATACTCTCCTTAGTCTAAATGACGGAGTCCATTCGACTTCAGTATCAAATAGTTCTCCATCGGTGTTTTTAAATAACGTAACTGCTCTAGTTGCTGAATTTGATTGACCATTAAGACCAATCACTTTTCTAGACGCATTTTCTATTGCTCCAGACCCTTTACCTGCATATAGGTCAAGCACTTCATTTCGACTATATTCTCTGCTTACTTGCGACACTTGGATGACTATCATATCGTTATTTACGGCCATACTAGATAATCCATGAGATATATATTTGATTTTTTCATACTCACCTCTAATATTATGAGGTGTATCTACTAAATCAATATAATCTACTATTACTAGCGATGGTTCTAACTCTCTAACTTTCTCTACTATCTTATCAAGAGTAGGAGAAACAGTTTGAACCATTAGATGTGACATCTCTTCTTCGTGTTTCTTATATAACTCTGTGTAATTATCGTTGGCTTCTTGCTTAGTAACTCCTGATACTATTTGGAGGTGTCTCCTATGCATGTACCAAGATGATAACTCTAAACTTAGAAATAATGTAGGTATTTGCCAATCTTTAACAATTCTATCATTAACAAAGTCTACACCAAGTGCTATATTTTGTGCAAAAGTAGTCTTATTAGACCCTGTTGGTCCAAATATAGTGACTAACTCACCTGGATATATGACTGACTCTTTATTTATCCCTAAAGCCCTACCTAGGTCTATAGTTTTTCCACTAAAATCAGTATTTAATCTCTCATGTAGCTCACTTTGCATATCAATTGATGATTTAACATCTATCATGTAGTCTTTCTTGTTAAAGAATATACATTGCGTTTTACAATGCTCTACCATAACAGAATCTTGACAACCATACTTATAGTTTCTGTTATATACATTCTCTACCATTTCCATTATTTCCTTTTCGGGCATACTTTTGTTATTCCAATGAAG